CTGTTAAATTTATAACAGCGTTTTTACCATTAGATAAAATACCATTAGAAAATGTTAATGTAGCTCCAGTTGTAGCGTTTAATGCAACTGAATCATAACCAGCAATTGCTTGCTGTAAAATGTTTAAGTTTGTATTTGTAATATCTCCCCATGTACCGGCGTTTTCGCCTGTTACCATGAGTTCTAGTTTTAAATCTGTAGAATAACTTGATGGCATATTTTAAATTCCTTATTTTATTGTTTTTATCAAATTAGGCGGCTGTGTCAACTTCTATCCAAGTTGCATCAGTTCCGGTATTAACTTCAGTATAATTAACAGATGTGCCTGTATCTACTTCAGTCCAGATTTGTATATTAACGCTATTTAATGATAAAGTCAAAGCATTACCTGTAAGGGTAACACTTCCAGATGATGAAAAACCTAAGTTTCCTAATGACGTATTTAATAGATTACCATTAGGTATAACATCAACACTTACATCAACAGATACACTGTTTAATGATACACTTATTTCTTGACCATCTAAAACAACATCAGGACCTGGATCCACTTCTCCTTCTGTAACAGTTATATCATTTCCAATTAATTCAACTGTTACAACTGCTCCTACTACAACATCTCCAGGAACTGGCATTGTAAGAGATAAACCAGTCACATCTACTAATGTATTAAGATCTACTGCAACTGTTCCTAAAGATGAATTTAATTCTTGACCTGTTAAATCTGTTAATGCATCTGCAGTTATATTTACGCTATCTAAAGCAATAGTTAATTCTTGACCTTCTAAAATAACATCAGGATTTGGATCTACAATTCCTTCTTCAACAGTTAATTGTTGACCAGTTAATGATACAACTGAAGTTAAATCTAATGAAACAGAATTTAAAGTTGTAGTTAATTCTTGACCAGTTATTGCAACTGAAACTGAAAGTCCTTCACCACCCCAGTCATTTTGACCCCAAGTTAATCTTCCCCAACCAGAATTAATTTCTGCTGAAATAGAAACTGAATTTAAAGTTGTATTTAATTCTAGACCAGTTAATGAAACGTCAACGTCAGAGTTTTCACCCCAATAATTTTGGCCCCAGAGACCAATTCCATATTCATTAGCCATAATAGGTAACTCCTATTTTAGCCTGATATTCTTAGAATAGCTGCTGATGTTGTGTCTGCTGGAAACTGAATTGTAAATGTTCCAGATGTAGCTGTTTTATCAGAACCAAAATCTAAAACTGCAACTGCAGCATTAGAATTTGAAGTATTATAAATTAAAGCACCTCTTGCTGTAAGTGTAACACCTGTAAAAGATATATCCGAAAAATCTATATATGCAACACCACTTGAAACAAGCGGAGATACATTTGTAAGAACTCCACCACCTGTTGTGTATTGTCCAGAATTAGCAACTTCATTTGTTGAAGTGTAAACTGTTGTTGCTGAATTTAAAGTTGCTGCAGAAGTATAAAGAGCAAGTTTAAAAACATTCCCTGTTGCAGCCGTAAAATTATGACCAGCTTGAAGCAATTGTTGCTTAAACGTATTTGGAACTGCTTGTGTTATTGGCATAGTAACTCCTAATTATTATCCTTGTTTTTGAATCTGAGGAGCACCTTCTTGATACTCATCTCGTCTTCTTCTTCCCATTTGTTCAATAGAGAATCCTTGTAACGCTGATTGATACTTTTGTTCATAGAACTGAATCATATCAGCAGGACCCTTTAAAAAACCATACGCCTCAACAAGGCATGCATATAATAAACCAGAGGGAAATTGCTGACTTAAATATGTTGTCGTATTATTAGCAGATAATCCTGCTGGCTTCAAGGTATAATTTAATTGCATCGTATATGTCAAGTCTGGAATAGGGGCTAATACTATATTTCCTTCATCCCAATAACTAAAATATTTAGGTAATCCTGTTGCATTAGTAGCATTATATTCATTAATAAACCCAGTATCTCTATATTCTACTACAGCATTACTACTATATACACCTGATGGAATAATTTGACATTCTCTTATAATTAAAGTTTGATCTGTTAATAAAGGTGTACTTACATAAGGTTGACCTGCAACAATAGTTGCTGTTGCATATTTTCTATTATTATCAGAATCTACATCTCTTTGAATTCTCCATTCAGCTTCTAAAATAAATCCATTTACAATCGTTGCTGTAAATACGTTTGAATCTACCTCTGTGTAATCTCTAATTTTTTGAACTAGTTCTGTGTATGTCATATTAAGCTTGTAGAGTTACTGGTCCTGCAGAACATTGTGCTCCACCACCAGAAACATTTCCTGTTGTTGCTGTATCTGTACTTCTAAAATAAAAATAATTTAGAGTATCACTAACAATACCAGATGAATCAATTTTTCCAACTGTAATAGTAAAACCATTTGCATTAGAAATATCTGTAACATTATCAAATGAAGGTACTAATTCAAATGATGTCTCGCGCGTAGGCGTACCCGGGATTACAACTTCCGGTGGTCCTCTAAATCTAACAACATTACCAGTAGATCTTCCATGATCTTGTGAATAAACATTAATATAAGTAAGACCTGCATACTTAGCTGTTGAAAAAGGATTAGGAGTTAGCTCTATAATTACTGGTGGCTCTTGTCTATCAGGATGTGCATATTGTAATCCTTCAGGATCAGCTTGATGTGGTTTTGGTTCAAGTTGTGGATGTTTCTTTTCATATTCAGAAATATGTACCCATGATCCATTCCATTCTTGTAACATTTCTTGATATGGAAATCTCTGACCAGAACGGTCTGAGATCATATAAGCATATTTTCCGTTTGATAGATTTCCCATTATGCGCTCGGATAGTAAGTTTTAGGTGTTATGAATGAACTTGAAGAAGATCCATCATTATCTAATGCTCTTAATAATTCATCCTCATATAATAATTTCATTTCTTGTCCACGTTGTGGTGCAAATTTAACTGCTAAATAATAAGCAAGTCCAGCGCACATACACGGAACAAATCTATATGGAACGTTTGTAATATTTGTATAAGCTCCAACATCTTGAATTCTTTTTGCATAGTAATAATGCATAACGTTATTCACCTGATCTGCTCCTGGTGTTAAATATAAAGTGATTGTAATTTTATCTATAAATCTTTGTACCCAATATTGAGTTGATTGACCTTGTGAATATTTAGAAGATAAAGAATTGTAAACTGATCTACTAATTTTAGTAAGTGGAAAATCTACAACTGGTACTTGTTGTGTATTTCTATATGATGCTTCATAAATATCATCTGGTCCATATGTTATAGAATTATAATCATAAACAGCTGTATTATCAGCATGAATTGCAGCTGTTGTACTATTTGCACCTCTTGTACAACCTGTTATTTGATTAGAAGTTGTATTAGTTCCTGTGTAAGTAATTTGTTCAGTTCCAATTAATAATGTTCCAGTTGTTGGAAACTGCCATACTGAATCTAATGTAATTGTAGTTTGTCCTGCAGTAATTGCACCATCTAGATAACTAAGTGTTCCATCTGAAGTACCATCTCCTGAAGATCTATAAATTGTATAAACAGATTGTCCCTCTACCATTGAAATAGAGTTTTGTGCAACTTCCCAATAATGAAGTCCTCTGTTGCTCCACTCTTGAAACATAATGTTCAGCGAGCGACGGGCGGCTTTCATCTGATTACCGGTGTTATTAATAAGACCGATTCTCTCAAATGACTCTTCTATAATATCGTCAATAAAGAAAGTTTTTTCAAAAACTGTAGTGCCTGATGAAGCCATATTAGACTCCTACTTATCTATAAATAACGTAACAGTTAAGCTTGTATTTGAAACAACTCCAATGCCATCAACTATTGCAGTACCATTTCGTTCTGCATATAAAATTCCATCCTCTGGAAGATTTAATGCTTCAGTTTGGTTAGCTCCAACAGCTATTGGAATATAAACTTGTGTGTTAGTTGAAGTGCTTACTGTAGTAACATTTGCTAAACCATTAATTATGCATGTTCCTGCAGTTGCAGTACCATTTTGTACCATGTAACCTCTTAGTCTTGTAGGTCCAGTAAACAAAACTAAAGTACTTGTAGCAGCGGGACATATTACCGGTTTTACATCTGACTTCATATTTTTCTCCTTGTATATTAAGGAGCCCTTTCGAGCTCCTTAAAAATTAATTATTTATGCTGCAAAAGCGAAAGCACCTGTAAGACCTGTGCTAGCCGGATTTGGTTGCATTTTATATGCTACTGTCCATGTACCATCTTGTGCACATGAAAAATAAATATAAGAACCCTGACTAAATAAATTAGTCACCGCGTTTGCTGGTGTATATTCAAGTCTAGTTTCACCTGCAGTTGATGTATCAATAGTAAGAGCGTTAGTTGCTCTGCTTTCAATTATTGATCCTGTTGCAAGTACGTCTGTTCCTGCACAATCAAAAATTAATTTTGCTGTACCACCAGTTGTATCAACTGATTGAGCATGAACCACTACTGATCCTGCTATAGCCGCTGGTAATGTTACAGTTTGAGCTGCAGCACCAGTGTAATTATTTACTGTTATAGTATTAACAGCATAAGTTAAAGTTGTTGCTGTTGCTACTGTTGTTGCTGTAAGACCTGTTAATCCAGGTACGATTGATCCAAGAAATCCAGCGCCGTTTTGTGAAAGGACTGGTCCTGAAAATGTTGTTTGTGCCATAGTTATGTTCTCCTAGTTATTCCAATCTAGTCTCTAGGCCGTCGACTATATGCGTCTAGATCAGAAGTTAATGTATAGTACTTAAGATATAACTGAATTTATTGAATAGCGCAAGGGATACCTGCATCGAAAATCTACTTTTCGGATATAGCTAGGTTTTTAGCCTGCTATAGAAAACTCAGGAGCGGCCATTTCTACTTTAATTTGTCTATGTGCTATTTCAGCTTCAGACAATTTAATTTGGTTAATGATTCTTCGAATTTCTTCGTCAATCCTAACCATATCAAGAGTATATATTCCCTCTTGAATGTAGTGTTGCTCCCAATCAAGTTCTAATGACCTTTTCTTCGTATAAAGGTCTTGAACTGATATCATCTACAACCTCCTCATAGGTTATCCAGCATTTATCTTTAGCAAAAGATCTCATGCTGTCTTTTAATAATATACCTTTTTTTCCTATTTTGTCAAGGATAGCTAGTTCTATACTTTCTGCACTATCTTCTGCTTCAATGTTAAAATTAGCCATGTGACCATAAGCTCTAAGTTTTACTTGAAACAATTTTGTCATAATTCATTCTTTCTATCAGGTTTAAGGGGCCCCATAAAGAGGCCCCAAAAATAAAAAATGCTTATAGATTAAGCACCTGGAGAACCGAACATACCTCTAGGGTCAGACCAACCGAAGCTGTATCTTTCTCTAGCTTTATATCTAACGTTACCAGTATCAAAATCACCTTCCATACCTGTTTTAATAGCTGCTCTTACGAACATCTTTAAACCATTAGGAACGTCAGTTTTGATAAAGAATGCATCAGTATCAGTTAAGAAATTATTAACCACATAACCTTGTGGAATCATTCCCATAGATTTGATTGCATTGATATCGTTATCGGCAGTAGCTGTTCTACCTTGAGATGCCATTAATCTCTCTGCTGTAAATTGTAAAGCAGAAGGAATAATTAATTTAACACCTTTAGCTGCAATTTTAAGACCTCTCTCGTCTACGAAAGCTGCGATATCAATTAAAGACTGCTCTAAAGAAGTCTCATTTAAATCCGCTGAAGTAGTTAGTTCATTCTTAAATGTTCCAGCAATGATAGGATGGTCTGTAGCTAAAAGCTCTTTTCCATCACCACCTGC